GCGTGGTCGAGGGCATCCAGTTCGCCGACGCTGCCCCGGACGCTCCGCAGGGTGGCGCATGACGAACCCGTTCCGCCAACACTTCCAGCGCACCGTCGCGGCCACGGCCGCGCGCGGTACGCCGGCGAGTGTCGGCGGGCTGCGCGACGACTCGGCATATACGCTGATGCTCGCGCAGCTCGACGAACACCGCCGCGCGCTGAAGGCTGTCGAGTCGCTCGAGCGCAAGGCCGATCTGAAGCGTCAGTTTCTGCCCGCATACGACGCGTGGGTCGCGGGTGTGCTTCAAGGCGCGGCCGGCGCGCAGGACGACGTGCTGATGACGATCATGGTCTGGCGCGTCGACGTCGGCGATTACCAGGGCGCGCTCAAGATCGGCACGTACGCGCTGCGGCACGCCCTCCCGCTGCCCGACCAGTACAAGCGCAGCACGCCGTGTCTGCTCGTCGAGGAATTCGCCGAGGCCGCGCTGCGCGCTCATCGCGCCGGCGACGCGATCCAGGTCGAACCGCTCGTCGAGATTGAGCAGCTCACGACGACGGCTGACATGCCCGACGAAGTGCGCGCGAAGCTGAACAAGGCGATCGGCTACGGCCTCTCCGCTTCCGATCCCGCGCGTGCCCTCGAGCACCTACGCCGCGCGTTGCAGCTCTTCGCGAACGTGGGCGTGAAGAAAGACATCGAGCGGCTCGAGCGCGAGCTGAAGAACTCCGCCAACGAGGGCCAATCTGGCCCCGGTGGCTGACACCGAGCGTACCCCGCGCACCAGGCGGCACGGGGCCGTAGCCGGCACTGTCCGCGCGAAAGCCCCGTCCACCGCCTCACCCTCTCAACGTGACGAACCCGACCATGTCCTTTGTCTCGACCCCGCCGCTGCCGCGTGCGCCGGCGGATGCGGAACCCGCCAAGCCGATCAAGAACGACCCGTTCTATCCGGATGTGTCGCTCGAGCACGCGCGCGACACGATGCGCCTCGACGGGTCGATCACCGATGCCCGTCTACGGCACGAGCTGCTCGCCGCGATCGCCGAGGTCAACGACGAGCTGCGCACCGCACGCGCGGCGTGGCGCGATGCCGGCATCACGTGCCTGGCCGACGTGCCCGCCGACCAGCTCGACGGCGAAAGCGTACGGCTGCAGCACTATCGCCGCGCGGTTTACTGCCTGGCGAAGGCGACGCTCATCGAGCGGTACCGCGACTACGACACGACGGGCGATGGCGCGCGCCGAGCAGACGAGCTGGAGCCCCAGGGCGACGAGCTACGCCGTGATGCCCGCTGGGCGATCAGCGACATCATCGGCCGCCCTCGCGTGACGGTGGAGCTGATCTGATGGAAGTGCGGGCGCTCCAGGGCGAAACCATCGACGCGCTGTGCTGGCGCGTCCTCGGCCGCACGCGCGGCGTCGTCGAAGCGGTGCTCGACCTCAACCGGGACCTGGCGCAGTACGGCCCGATCCTGCCTCACGGGCTGCTCGTCGAGCTGCCCGACGAAGTACCGCAAGCGGCGCATTCCGGCGCCGAGCGGCTCCAGTTATGGGACTGAGAATGGCTGAACCTATTTCCACGTCGTCCGCGACCGTCGCGGCGCTCGGCGTCGCCACGCTATCGCTGTTTCCCGGCGTCGACGCCAACGTCGTCATGGGCGCGTTCGCCGGCTCGCTGCTGTTTGTGATGACGGCCGCCGATCCGTCGATTCCGAAGCGCATCGCGTTCTTCGTGATCTCGTTCGTCGCCGGGTGCCTCACGGCCGAGCTGTTCGCCGCCGCGCTCGACGCGGTGCTGCCGGCCCGCGTTGAGGTGCACGCCGGCATCGGTGCGCTGATCGCATCCGCGCTCGTCGTGAAGCTGCTGCTGTGGCTGATCGCCCAGGCCGACGCGCCCGATCGGCTGCTGAACGTGTTCAAGGGGAGGGAAAAGTAATGATCACGACCGTCTACGTGCTGCTGTGCGCGGCGCTCGCGCTGCGCCTCGTGACCTTCCGCCGTGGCACGAGCGCCCACCGGCCACTCGCGGCATGTCTGGCGTACACGATCGCGGTCGCCGGCGGCGCCGCGCCGATCCGCGCCGCGTTCGGCATGCTGCCGCCGGCGAATCTTGCTGACACAGTGCTGGTCGGCGTCCTGTGCCTCGCCGTGTACGGGGTTCGCGGCAACGTCGTCGAGCTGTTCCACCGTGGCAACCCGCGCGACTCCGTGATCGCGCGAGTGCTGCAATTCAAAGTATGGGGGCGCCATGTATAAGACCCTGCGCCTCGGCGACCGCGGCGCCGACGTCAGCTACCTGCAGCGCCAGCTCATCGCAGCCGGCGCGCGCCTCGACACCGACGCGATTTACGGCAGCGCAACCCGTAACGCCGTGGTGGCGTTCCAGGCCACGCACGGGCTGGTCGCAGACGGCATCGCCGGCCCGAAGACCTGGTCGACGCTCTCGTCCGGCCGGCGCGATCCGCGTCACCTCACCGACGCCGACCTGCAGCACGCGGCTGATCGGCTGCAGGTCGATATCGCGGCCGTGCGTGCCGTCAATGAGGTGGAATCGAAAGGCGCCGGGTTCCTGCCTGACGGTCGGCCCGTGATCCTGTACGAGCGGCACATCATGTATCGCCAGCTCGCGGCGGCCGGCCTGGACGCGGACGCGCTGGCGGCGAAATATCCGGCCCTGGTCAACCCGAAGCGCGGCGGCTACGCCGGCGACGCGGCAGAATATGCGCGTTTGGCGAGCGCGTCGCAAATTTCGGCCGCATGCGCGCTCGACGCGACGAGCTGGGGCGCGTTTCAAATCATGGGCTTCCACTGGAAGGCGCTCGGCTATCCGGACGTGTTCGCATTCGTCGACGCGATGAAGGTCAGCGAGGCCGAGCAGCTCGAGGCATTCGTCCGCTTCGTCCTGGCCGACAAGGTAATGCTCGCCGCGTTGCGCGGTAAGAAGTGGGCAAAGTTCGCCGAGCTGTACAACGGCAAGGCTTACGCAGAGAACCTGTACGACGTGAAGCTCGAACGGGCCTTCGATCGCTACAGCCGGGCGGCCGCGTGACGACCGGCGCCCGTATCTTCGTCGCCGGCGCGATCGCGCTCGCCGCAGCTGTCGTCGTCATCGCGATCCAGCATGCGCGCCTGGTCGACGCCGGCCAGCGCGTCGACGATCTCGCGCGCGACGTGCGCGATCGGACGGCCGAGCGCGACGCGGCACGCCGCGACGTGAGGGTCGTCACGCAGTACGTCCACCGTGTCCAGGTCGTCCGCGAGAAGGGCGACACCATCATCAAGGAGGTTCCCGTCTATGTGGATCGCGAAGCGGATCGCGCCTGCGTTGTTCCTGTTGGGTTTGTGCGCGTGCACGACGGCGCCGCCGCCAACGTGCCGGTGGGAGATCCCGGAAGCGCTGATGCGGCCCCCTCGGGCATTGCACTCTCTGCCGTCGCCGCAACCGTCGCCGGCAACTACACCTCCTGTCACGAAAACGCCGAGCAACTGATCGCGCTGCAGGCCCGGGTACGCGACACGGAGGAACCGGCGCCATGAACAAGCCCAACAGCCTGCGCGCGGCGCTTACAGCCGCCCTGCCCGAGTTCGCGCGCGATCCCGACCGGCTGCACATCTTCATCGAACACGGGTCGATTGCCGTCACCGCCGCGAAGTCGCTGTCGTTCGAATATGCGTACACGCTCGACATAGTCGTGACGGACTACGCCGGCCATTCGGATCACCTTATGGTCCCGATCATCGCCTGGCTGAAGATCCACCAGCCCGAGCTGCTGCTCAATCGCGACCTCTGCCACGACGGGTTCAAGTTCCAGGCCGAGTTGCTCGACAACGGCAAATCGGACGTCGAGATCCTGCTGAAGCTGACCGAGCGTGTCGGTGTGGTGGAGCGGCCGGACGGCTACGAGATTCGCCACTTCGGCGAGCCGCCGATCGCGGGGACCTGATGGTCGATCGACTGTCCCGCGCCGAGGATTGGGCGTCCGGCGTGCTCGGCCAGCTCACGGCCGCGCAGCGCGCGGTCCTGGCGAAGGGGCTGGCCGCCGAACTACGCCGGTGCCATTCGCGGCGCATCGCCGAAGCCCGCAACCCGGACGGCAGCCGGTTCGCGCCGCGTAAGCCGCAGGCTCGGCGCAAGAAGGGCCGCATCCGGCGCGCGATGTTCGCGAAGCTGCGCACCGCGCGCTTCCTCAAAACCGCGTCGACCGCCGACGCGTCGGTGCTGCATTTCACGCGCCAGGTCGAACGCATCGCGCGCGTGCACCAGGAGGGCCTGCGCGATCGCGTCGAGCGCAACGGGCCGGTCGTCCAGTATCCGGTGCGCGAGCTGCTCGGCCTGGCCGATGCCGACGTCGAGCGGATCGCCGACGTCGTTCTCGACTTCCTGTCGCAATAGCGCGACGCTCAACCCGTTTGCCGACGGTCACGGTTGTTAACCAGCCGTGTACAACCCTTTTCGCATGACCGTCTCCCGCGCGCGCGGCATCCTTGCCGCATGGATGATTTTGCTGACCTGAACCGCCGCATCGAGAGCCTGCTTCGCGAAGGCACCGTGATCGAAGTCGATCACGATGCCCGCCGCGTACGCGTGGAATCCGGCGGCCTGCAAACCGACTGGATTCGCTGGCTCGCGCAGCGCACCGGCGACAGCGTCACGTGGGACCCGCCGTCCGAGGGCGAGCCTGGGCTGCTGCTCTGTCCGTCCGGCGAACCGACGACGGGCCTCTTTCTGCCTGGCGTGTATTGCGACGGCCACGACTCGCCCAGCTCGAGCCCGACGCAACACGTGCGCGTCTACCGCGACGGCGCACGCGTCCAGTACGACTTCGCCGCGCACGCGCTCACCGCCACGCTTCCGGCCGGCGCCACCGTCCAGGTCGTCGCGCCTGGCAGCGTCACGGTCGAAACCAAAACCGCAACCGTCAAGGCGAAATCCGTCACGCTCGACGCCGACGATACGACTGTAACGGGCCGGTTGCTCGTGAAGGGGGCGCTCACGTTCGAATCAGGCGCGACCGGCAAGAATGAGGGCGGCACTGGCGGCGGCCCCGTGATCGAGATTCAGGGCAGCGCGCACTTAACCGGCACCGTGACCGCAGACGTCGACGTGCGATCGCGGGGTGTCAGCCTTGTCACGCACCCGCACCAGGCACAAGGCGAATTTGCCATCACCTCGAAACCGATCGCGGGTGGCGCATGAACGGCATGAACGCACGCACCGGCCGCGCGATCGCCGGCCAGGCCCACATCGAGCAGTCCGTCGCGGACATCCTGTTTACGCCGCTCGGCACGCGCGTGATGCGCCGTGAGTACGGTTCGCTGCTGCCCGAGCTGATCGACGGCCCGGTCAATCCCCTGATGCGCATGCGCGTCATGGCGGCGTCCGTGATGGCGCTGGCCCGATGGGAGCCGCGCATCCAGGTCAACCAGGTGGATTTCGGCAGCACCGGCATCGACGGGGGCGCCGTGCTCGAGCTGCAGGGCGAGCGCACGGACGGCCCGCGCGCGGGCACTGCCTTCTCTATGCGCCTGCCGGCGACGAACGGGCGAGGTGCTGCATGAGAACGACGCCGATAGATCTGTCACAGCTCCCGGCACCGGACATCGTCGACGAACTCGACTATGAAACGATCCTGGCCGAGAAGAAAGCCCGCTTGGTCTCCCTGTACCCGAAGGAACAGCAGGACGAGATCGCGGCCACGCTCGAGCTCGAATCGGAGCCGATGGTGAAGCTGCTGCAGGAAGGCGCGTACGAAAAAATGCTGCTACTCGCGCTCATGAACGAGAAGGCGCGCGGCATCCTGCTCGCGTACGCGAAGGGCAAAACGCTCGAGCACATCGGCGCGCTCTTCGACGTCGACCGTCTGCTGATTTCGCCGGGTGACCCGGACCAGGGCATCGATCCTGTCTACGAGGACGACGACAGCCTGCGCGAGCGCATCCAGCTCGCGCCGCGCGGCTTCTCAGTCGCTGGCCCCGACGACGCGTACGTGTTCCATGCCCGCGCCGCTGACGGGCGCGTGAAGGCGGCAACCGCGTATAGCCCGTCGCCGTGCGTGATGATCGTCACGGTTCTGTCGCGCGAAGGCGACGGCACCGCGAGCCAGGAACTGATCGACATCGTCAAGAAGGCGCTGGAGAAGAAGCGGCCGCAGGCGGACGAGGTCATCGTGCAGAGCGCGAAGATTGTCCGGTACGCGATCCGCGCGACGCTGCGCTTCTTCAACGGCCCGGATCGCGCGGTCGCGCTCGCGGAAGCGCGGAAGAAAACGCAACTGTTCGCCGACTCGATGCACCGGCCGGGTTCCGAGGTCACGAAGGACGGCCTGTACGCATCGATGCGCGTTGCCGGCGTCCAGAAGGTGTTGCTCGACACGCCGGCCGAAGGCGTGCCGATCGCGATCGACCAGGCGCCGTACTGCACGGGTATCGAGCTGACGGACGGTGGGGTGGCCGATGATTAAGCCGGCCGTCTCCCTGCTGCCGCCGAACGCGACCGTGCTCGAGCGGCGCCTGGCCGAAGCCAACGCGGACGTGCTCGACATCCCGGTCCAGATCGACACGCTGATGGACCCGGATCGAATCCCGCTGCGCTTCCTGCCCTGGCTCGCATGGCACATGGGCGTCGATACCTGGCGCGATGAATGGCCCGAGCAGGTGAAGCGCGCACGCGTGAAATCCGCGATCCGGATCGCCCGCAAAAAGGGCACGGCCGACGCCGTGCGCGACGTGTGCGCGTCGTTCGGTGCTAACGTGGTGATGCGTGAGTGGTTCGAGAAAACGCCGCGAGGCGTGCCGGGCACGTTCGAGATCGTGATGACGGTCGGCGCGCGCGACGGCGTGCCGGCCACCGCGCAATACGTCAACGACATCCGCGCCGAGGTCGATCGCGCGAAGCGCGGCACCGCCCACTACACCTTCACGCAGGGATTCAGCATGCACGGCTCGATCGGCGTCGCATGTGGCGTGCGCGCGGCTGTTTATCGCCGCCTCTCTCTCACGGATTAACGAACATGGCTGGAAACCTCATCTACATCACGGACGCCGGCCGCGCCGCACTGGTGGCGCCCGGCAACACCGGGACCACCGCGCACCAGGTCACGCAGATTGGCCTCGCCACGGCGGCCTTCGTGTTCAAGCCGGACATGACCGCACTGCCGAGCGAGCTGAAACGCATCACGACGTTCGGCGGCGACACCGTCGCGAAGGACACGATCCACATCGTGATCCAGGACGACAGCGCAGACCAGTACAAGCTGTTCGGGTTCGGGCTGTACCTGGACAACGGTGTGTTGTTCGGCGTCTACGTGCAGAACGACCCGATCCTCGAAAAAGCGGCGACTTCGATGCTGCTGTTAGCCGCCGATACTATATTCGCGTCCATCGACGTGACGAACCTAGCTTTCGGGCCGACGTCCTTCCTCAATCCGCCGGCGACCACCGAGCGCAAAGGTGTCGTCGAGCTGGCGACGCAAGCTGAGGTCGACGACGGCGCGGACGACACGCGCGCCGTGACGCCGAAGACCGCAGCAAACCGGTATGCGTCGCTGACGGGCGCGCGCTTCACCGGGAACATCAGCGCAGCGGGTGGGATTGCCTCGACGGGCCTGGATACCGGAGGCGCAAACTTCCGGCTGATGAGCGGCCGCGATGTGATCCTCCGCAATGACGGCTCGAACTTCTATCTGCTGCTGACCGATTCCAGCGGCATTGCGGCGTCATGGAACAGCTATCGACCGGTAACCGTCAACATGAAGACGGGGGCCGTCATGCTGGACGACACGGGGGCCGGAACGTACGTCGGCGGACAATTGGCCGTCAAGGGCATGCTGAACGTCAGCAACGGCGCGAATGAGGCCCGCATGCTGCTCGGCCCGAGCGGCGGATACTTCTTCGGGACCGGCAATGCTGCCGGGTTCTACCTCCCGTCCACGGGCGCGATGTTCGCATTCGATTTCGCGAAAAAAAACCTGACCGTCGTCGGCAACGAAGTATGGAACGCGGGTAACCTGCCGAACCCGGCGCAGACGACGGGCATCACCATGTCCGGGCAGATTCTGGCTGCCGAAGGCACCGTGTCGCGCCCTGGCTATTCGTTCGTGAACGACGGCGCGCCGGACACGGGCTTTTTCCACATTGCTGACGGCGTGTTTGCCGTCGCGAACAACGCCCGTGAAACCATGCGGTTTCTATCCGGCGGGGCGGCCAATCGCGTGCTCATCGGTTCGCCAAGCGATGACGGTCAAAGCTTGTTGCAAATCGGTGGGAACGCGGCGACGCGAGGGGTACATTGGTTCGGCACTGGTCCGATTGTTACGTGGTCGAACAGCGATGCGGGATGGGGATATTTCCGCTCGAATGGCAGTTTGTCGATCGGCAGTGAAAACACGAACGGTGCGCTTCAATTGATCGCGGGCAACGCAGAGATCGCGAGGCTCTATCCGGGCGGGCGGATGACGATCGGCGGAACGACCGACGATGGCGTGAATGTGGCGCAGGTCGCGGGCAGCATGCGCGCGACCAACTACTTCATCAACGGGCAGGGTGCTGTCGACTCCGGCCTGATCGGGATCAACAAGGGAAGCAACGGACCCAACATCGCATTCTACGGCAGCACGACGGTAGGCGCGGGCGCGCTGACGTTTAGCGCAGGCGGTACTGAGCGTGCGCGCGTCACGCCGTCAGGGAAATTCGTTGTTGGCGCAACGAGCGAGGACGGTAGTAGTGCCGTCGTACAGGCGAAAGGCCCGATTAAAGCGGCGAGCGGTGTCGGTGCGCTTGTCGCATCGAATGGTGGGGGTACGGATCAAACGTCCATCATGCTTCGACGCGAAGGTGGCCCGGCCGATCAAAAGCAGTGGGAAATCATGCACGACTCAGTCGGGTCGTTCGGCATCCGCACGGTGAATGACGCGTACTCCTCGGCTCAGAATGCAGTGCTGATTTCGCGCGGGCCGGGTTCCTCCGTCGGGAACATGAGTTTGATGCCGAGCGGCGGGCGCGTGTTGATCGGCGGCGCAGTTGACGATGGCTCGATTCTCAACGCGGAAGGGCTCGTACGCGGACGCGGATACGCTGTCGATGGTGGGGCGTCCTGGGCGACGATCTATTTCAAGAACGGCACCAAGACGCGATTCGCGATCGGCAAAACCGACACCGACGACTTTGCAGTAACCGCATGGGCCGATGACGGTACCACGCAATCTAAGGTGTTGGACATTGCCCGTGGAACTCAGGTCGTTTCGTTCGCGAAACGCCCGACGTGGGCGGGTGGTAACGTTCCGTTCGACACCGGCAATTTCGACCCGAACACGAAGTTCAACAAGGCCGGTGACACGGCGACGGGCGACATCCGTGTCAAGCAGCCCAACAACACGGACGCACGCGGCTTTGTGCTCGCGCGCGCAGACGGCACGGCGCAGGCATGGTTCCACGGCACGATGAACGGGGGCTACTCCGCGTGGGCGACCATGAAGGCGGACGGGGCGTGGCAGGCGAATGCCATCCTTGTCTACAACTCGGACAACCGAGTCGTTTTCAATACCGACATCCACGTTACGGCGCAGTCGCGCTTCTATAACCGTCCAACTCTCAACCGCGACGGTTGGCAAGCAGATGTCGGCTTACGCAACAACCGGCCTGGTTACGACTCCTGGACGTACCTGCGTGCACGTGACGGAGGCGGCTTCGAATTCATCAATAACGCCTACAACGCCACGACGCTATCGGTAGACGATTGGGGAACGGTCTACCTCCGTGGCGCGCAAATCCTGCAAACAGACGGGAACCTCAATCTGACGTGGCGCGGACGTTTCCTGAGCGCAGAGATTGACGATATCTGGGGGAACATCAACGCACGAGCCAGTGCAGGCGCACGTGTGCAGTGGGATTCCGGCGTGAACAACTTCGGCACCGTCGATCGCCTCAATGGCGCGCTGCCGGCCCCCTGGGTCGTGTGCGGTTTGAGCGGCCCCGGCAACGGAACGGCAAATGCGATCACGGTCTACGGCGTAGTACTGAGGAACCAATGACGAACAATTTCATGCTTCACGTCGAGCAGGCGGCGTTCATTCTCTCGAAGAAATTCCCGCAGCTCGTCCGCTGCAAGGATTATTGGGTCGCGCACCCGGTCGACGAGAAATCGCTCGAGCAGACCAAAACCGCATGGGTGGCGATCTGGACGCCGACCGACATTTCGCCACCGACGCCAGCGGATCTGCTGCGCTGGTGGCCCGAGTTCCAGGAAGAGTTCGAGCTGACCAAAGCGGCCGCGAGCGTGCGGCGCCGACGCGACGAGCTGCTCGCCCAGGTCGATCCGCTCGTCGAACGGGCGGCCGACTCCGGACAGGCCGAGCTGGAAGCAGCCCTTCGACGTTACCGCGCCGAGCTGAGAGACGTTCCGCAACAGACTGGATTCCCGCTGGACGTCGTATGGCCGCAATCCCCCGTACCACTGAATTGACACACACCACCAGGAGTTTGAAATGGCAATCAAGAAAAACGTTGTTCTCGCACTGACCGGCGCGACGGCCAGCCACCACGTAATCGGCAACGTGACGCTCGACGTGTTGAGCGGGACCACGGTTGCATCGATCAACAGCTACGTGTCGGAGGAAACGTACAAGGCGGGCAAGCAACCGCTGCAGCTCTCGTCGACCATTTCCGTCGAAGGTGTACCGGAAGAGAACGAGGGGGCGGTGCCGTACATTCACCGTCGCCTGATCGAAGCGAAGCCGGAGGACGGGAAGTCGGCCGACGATCGACCGATGATGTACAACGCGCTCGACCGCTACATGCTGGCCGGCGGCGAGATCGTCGCCTGATTAACGTATCGGCGACATAGAAAGGAAAGGACGCGGCGACGTGCGCGATGCGGGAACATCGTGCACGCCCCGCACCAGCAGAGCATACCTGCGGGATTGGCCAGGGCCGCGACACCTCTCGAGAGGCGCCGGCATCCTAGCACAGGCAGGAATCACCCCATGCAGGACATCCGATGCGGAAGCTGTAACCGCAAACTCGGCGCCGGCGAATACGTCCGGCTCAACATCAAATGCCCGCGTTGCGGCGCATTGAATATTCTGAGGGCCGCGAGCCCCTTACCCGCAGGCCACCGAGCCTCCGATACGAGGGATTCGCCCCATGCAACACACTCTATCCGCTGATCTGATCAACCGCGTGCACCAGGCAGACGCCCTGAGCGTCATGCGTGCGCTGCCCGATGCGTGCGTCGACCTGGTCTTCACCGATCCGCCTTACTCGTCCGGCGGCACCACGAGCGCATCGCGCAGCCAGGCGCCGTCGAGCAAGTACATCGGCGGCGACGTGAAGACCGTCTATCCTGAATTCCAGCACGACAGCAAGGACCAGCGATCGTGGACGTTCTGGTGCATGACGTGGCTCGCGGAAGCCTATCGCGTTTGCCGAAACGAGGCGCACCTGGCCTGCTTCGTCGACTGGCGCCAGTTGCCAAGCCTCACCGATGCGATCCAGGCCGCCGGCTTCACCTGGCGCGGCGTCGCCGTATGGGACAAGACCAGCGGCCGCACCCGGCCGCGCATGGGCGGCTTCGCGCAGCAGACTGAATTCCTGGTCTGGGCCACGAAGGGCGCCGTGCGCCGCGCCGACGTTTATCTGCCTGGCGTGTTCTCCGAGCGCCTCGCGCACCCGAAGCGCCACATGACCGAGAAGCCGGCACAGCTCGCGCGCGACGTCGTGCGCCTGACGCCGGCAGGCGGCGTCGTCCTGGACCCGTTCGCCGGTTCCGGCACGTTCCTCGCCGCAGCGAAGGAGGCCGGCTTGAACTGGATCGGTTGCGAGCTCGAGCCGACCTATCACCAGGTCGCGACTGCGCGCCTCGCCGAGCTGGACGTGATGCCGGTCGCCGCGTAACGACACCCTGCTGCGGCTTCGGTTGTGCCCTGTCGCTGCACAACCTCCCGCGCGTGATCTCCGCGCGCGCGGAAGGCAATCTTTCGGAAGGCTCACTTCCCGGAGAAAAGCTTGCCTTCTGATTACCACCACGGCGTACGCGTCATTGAAATCAATGACGGTACGCGCCCCATCCGCACGGTCAGCACGGCCGTGATCGGCCTGGTCAGCACCGGCGACGATGCCGACGCGGCCACCTTCCCCGAAAACCGTCCCGTCCTCATCACGGACGTGCGCTCCGCGATCGGCCGCGCCGGCACGAAGGGCACGCTCGCGCGATCGCTCGACGCGATCGCGGCGCAGACCTCGCCGCTAATCGTCGCCGTGCGCGTGCCGACCGGCAAGGACGCGGATGCAACGACCAGCAACGTGATCGGCACGACTACCGCGGACGGCCAGTACACCGGCTTGAAGGCGCTGCTCGCTGCGAATACCCGGCTCGGCGTCAAGCCGCGCGTGCTCGGCTGCCCGGGTCTCGACACTTTGCCGGTCGCGACCGAGCTGGCGACGATTGCGCAGAAGCTGCGCGGCTTCGCATACGTCAACGCTTTCGGTGCCCAAACGAAGGAAGAGGCCGTCGCCTACCGCGCGAATTTCGGCCAGCGCGAGCTGATGACGATCTGGCCGGACTTTGTGAACTGGAACACCACGAGCAGCGCCGAGGACATCACCTGGGCGACGGCGCGCGCGCTCGGCATGCGCGCAAAGATCGACGAGGAGACCGGCTGGCACAAGACGATCTCCAACGTCGTCGTGAACGGTGTCACCGGCATCAGCCGCGACGTGTTCTGGGACCTACAAGACGCGAACACCGACGCCGGCTACCTGAACAGCCACGAGGTCACCACGCTGGTGAACGCGAATGGTTACCGTCTGTGGGGATCGAGGACCTGCTCCGAGGACAAGCTGTGGGCGTTCGAGAACTACGTGCGAAGCGCGCAGGTGATCGCCGACACGATGGCCGAGGCCCACATGTGGGCAGTCGACCAGCCGATGAGCCGGACGCTGATTCGCGACGTCGTCGATGGCGTGAATGCGAAGTTCCGGATGTGGAAAAACGCTGGCTACGTCATCGACGGCGAGTGCTGGTTCGATCCGGGCGCGAACGACAAGGATTCGCTGAAGGCCGGTAACGGCTTCATCGACTACGACTTCTGCCCGACGCCTCCGCTTGAAGACCTGACGTTCCGCCAGCGCATCACGGACCGCTACCTGCTCAAGTTCGCGGAAAGCATCGCCGTCTGACGGCTCGCCACTCACCATAGGAAAACGCAATGGCTCTGCCATCCAAACTCAAGAATTTCATCGTGTTCGAGGACGGTGTCTCGTACGTCGGCGAGGTGCCGGAAATCCAGTTGCCGAAGCTCACGCGCAAGATGGAGGCATATCGCGGCGGCGGCATGACCGGCGAGGTCGACATCGATCTCGGCATGGAGAAGCTCGAGCTGGGCCTCACGATGGGCGGTTTCATGAAGGAGATGTTCAAGACGTGGGGCACGTCGAAGGTCGACGGCGTCACCGTACGCTTCGCCGGCTCCTATCAGCGCGACGACACCGAAGCTGTCGACGCGGTCGAGGTGTACGTGCGCGGCCGCTACAAGGAAATCGACCCCGGCAAGGCCAAGGCCGGCGACAACGCCGACCAGACCGGCACGATGTCGCTCGCGTATTACCGCCTCGTCGTCAACGGCGAAACCCTGATCGAGATCGACTTCCCGAACTTCATCGAAATGGTTGGCGGTGTCGATCGCCTCGCCCAGCAGCGCCGCGCGCTCGGCCTGTAACCCCTATCCCCCTCACCTTCTAAGGAACGCCCATGTCTTTGAAACGAACCGACCCGCTGCCGCTCGACACCCCGATCGCGCGCGGCGAACAAAAAATCGACGCTGTCACGCTGACCATGTCGGGCAGCGGCGCTCTGCGTGGCGTCACGCTCACCGATGTCCTGCAGCTCGACGTCATCGCCCTGTCGAAGGTGCTCCCGCGCATCAGCAATCCGATGCTGACCGAGCAGGACGTGCTGCGCATGGACCCGGCTGACCTGGTCAAGCTCGGCACGGAGCTTGCCGGTTTTTTGGTACCGAACTCCGTGAAGCAGGACGCATCCCTCGATCCGTCGACGAAGTGATGGCCGACATCGCCCTCGTTTTCCACTGGACGCCTGACGTGATGAACGCCATGTCGCTGGATGAACTGATGACCTGGCGCGAGCACGCGCGCGTCCGCTACGAACGGGGCGATGAATGAGTGATCGCTCCCTGCGCCTCGAGGTCGTCCTCAAGGCGCTCGACCAGGCGAGCCGGCCGATCCGCGAGATCGCCACCAAGAACCGCACGCTCGTGAAGGAGCTGCGGAACTCCCGCGCGCGACTCAAGGAACTCAACGATACGCAGCGGCGCATCGGCGAGTTCCGCGAGATGCGCACGGGGCTCGCCAACACCGCGACGAAGCTCGCCGACGCACGGAAGAAGGTCAAGGAACTCGCGACCTCGTTGCGAGCGTACGGGCCGCCGTCGCAACAGATGGTTGCCGAGCTGGCGAAGGCGCGGCAAGCCTCGTCGAAGCTCGGCGCCGCGTTCAAGAAGCAATCCGCCAGCGTCGACGAGCTGCGCACGCGGCTGACCCGCGCCGGCGTCGACACGGGCAAACTCTCCCAGCACGAGCGCACGCTGCGCACCGACATCGCCGCAACGACCGGCGCGATCGACGCCCAATCGCGCCGGCTCGACGCGCTGAACACCCGTCAGAAGCGCATCGCGGACGCGCGCGCCAAGATGGGCGCCGCGCGCGGCGCAGCGGCAGAAATGGCGATCGGCGGATATGCCGCGCGTGCGACCGGCTCGCACATCCTCAACGATTTGCGCGAGCCGCTCGCCGAGGCGAAGAAGGTCCAGAACGAACGCGGCCGCATCCAGGGGCTCGGCCTCGGCGACCGTGCGACGCAGGATGCCGAGCGCTACGTCCGCGCGATGAAGACGCCAGGTGTTGCGATCGCAGAGAACATGACGCTGATGCGCGACGCGATGTCCATCTTCGCGGACGAGCATCACGCGCAGATGGTGATGCCGACGCTCGCGAAGATGAAGTTCGCGAACGAGGCGATGTTCGGTGCCGGCCAGGGGCACGAGAACGAAGAGAAGTTCATGAACATGCTGAAGGTGATCGAGCTGCGCGGCGGCACGAAAAGCGAGGCAGCGTTCAAGGGCGAAGCGAACATGGTTCAGCAGGTGCTGACCGCCACGGGCGGCCGCGTCGGCGGCGACGAGTGGCGCAACTTCATCCAGACCGGCAAGGTCGCGGCGAAGCAGATGCGCCAGGACGCGTTCTACTACCAGATGGAACCGCTGATTCAGGAAATGGGCGGGCATGCAGCCGGCACCGGCGTGCAAGCCGCGTACAGCAACCTGATGCAGGGCAAGACGACCGTGCGTGCCGCGAAGCGCCTGGTCGAGCTGGGCCTGGTCGATAAGAAGTCGGTCGAATACAACACGATCGGCAACGTGAAGCGCATCAAACCCGGCGCGTTGATCCAGGGCGACCTCTTCAACGCGTCGCCGTTCGAGTGGATGGAGAAGGTGCTGTTGCCGAAGCTCAAGGCGAAGGGCATCACGTCGGACGCGAAGATCCTGGAGGAATTCTCCACGATCATGACGAACGGCAACGGCGCGAACCTGTTCGCGACGATGTTCATGCAGCGCGAGCAGATTCACAAGAACGAAAAGCTGAACCGTGGCGCGTACGGCATCGACAAGCTGCACGAGCTGGGACAGAAGCAAACCGAAGGGAAGGAGCTGATCGCGCTCGAGAAGGTGCGCAACCTGCGCACCGTCATCGGCGAGCAGGTGCTGCCCGTGTACAACGGCGCGCTCGAGCTGACGACGAGCGTGCTCGAGCGGCTGCTCGGCTTCGCGAAGGAATATCCGAATTTCACGCGTGCGGTCGCGATCGGCGCGGCCGGCCTCGGCGTGCTGCTCGCCGTGCTCGGCACGTTGACGATCGCCCTGGCCGGCATCCTGGGGCCGCTGGCGATCGTGCGCTTCAGCATGTCGATGCTCGGCATTCAGGGCGGCGCCTTTGTGCGCGCGCTCGGTGCCAGCGCTGGCGCGCTGCGCGGCATTTCCCGCGCGGCGTCCGGCGCAGCCGCTGGCGTCACGGCCGCCGGCAAGGGCACGCAGTCTGCAGCCGGGCGCATCCGCACGGCGCTGTCGAGCGCATGGCAGGCGTCGTCTCCTCGAGCGGCCGCGTCGTCCCTCCGCACCTATCTCGCGTCGCTCGCGCAGCGCGTGCCGGCCGCGTGCCAGGCCGCGAAGACGGCGATCCAGCAATGGGGCGTGTCGGCCGCGACCGCGATGAAGGATGGCGCCGGCGCCGCGCGGCAGTACACCGCCCAGATGTGGCGCGCCGTCGCCGCGCAGGCGGCCGCGACACGCGCGGCTGCGGCGTCGCGCTGGACCGCAGCCCGGCAGTACGTCGGCCGGCGCGGTGCGGCCGGCATTGCCGGCGACGCCGCGCGCGGCAGCTTCAACCTGGTCAAGGGCGGCACGATGGGCGCGATCAACGGCGTGCGCGCGGCGCTCGGTGGGCTTGCGCAGACGCTGCTGTTCGTCGGCCGCGCCGCGCTGATGAATCCGATCGGACTGGTGATCACCGGCATCGCGCTCGCCGCGCTCCTGGTCGTCAAGTATTGGGAGCCGATCAAGGCGTTTTTCTCGGGCTTCTGGCAGGGACTGACCGAGGGCCTGCGCCCGCTCGCGCCGATCTTCAGCGGCGTGCTCGCGACGCTCGGCGCGGCGTTCGCGCCTCTGAAGCCCGTGTTCGACTGGCTGGTCGGTGCCGTAAAGAGCGCGTGGGACTGGATCACGCGCCTGTTGGGACAGGTCGACACCAGCAAGAAAAGCCTCGACGCGGCGGCCAGCGCCGGCAAGGGGTTCGGCGCGTGGCTGGCGGATATCGTCGTTGTCGCGGCGCAGGCTGCTGCGCGCTTCGTCGACTTCGGCGCGAACCTGATGTCCGGCCTGGTCAACGGCATCAAAAACGGCCTGGGCTCGGTGAAGGATGCGATCGAGTCGGCCGGTGGCAGCGTGATCGGCTGGTTCAAGGAAAAGCTCGGCATCCATTCGCCGAGCCGAGTGTTCGCCGCGCTCGGTGGCTTCACGATGGCGGGCCTCGAGCAGGGCCTGCGCGAGGGCCAGGACGGGCCGCTGTCGACCGTGCTCGAAGTCGGTAAGCGGATCGTTGCCGCCGGCGCTGGCATCGGCATCACGGGCGCGGCGATCGCCGGCGGCGCACCGCTCACGGTCGACAACCGCCCGCCGCTCACGGTCGCGTCGGCCGCCGCCCGTGCGCCTGTCGCGCCGGCGCCGATCACGATCCAGGTGTATGCGGCGCCCGGCATGGATGAACAGGCGCTCGCGCAGAAGGTGCTGCAGGTGATGCGCCAGGAACAAGCCGCGCAGGCCGCGCGCGAACGCTCGCGTCTGCGCGATCGGGATTGAAGGAGAGGTTCGCATGATGATGGCGCTCGGGCTGTTCGTGTTCAGCCTGTCGACCCTGCCCTACCAGGAGCTGAAGCGCCGGCGCGGCTGGCGCTTCGCCAGCAACAACCGCGTCGGCAAAAAGCCCGCGCGGCAGTACGTCGGCGAGGACGACGAAACCATCAGCCTGTCCGGCGTGCTGCTGCCGGAGCTGACGGGCGGCGACATGTCGCTCGCCGTCATTGAGGCGATGGCCAACCAACACACCGCCTGGCCGCTGATCGAGGGCACCGGCCACATCTACGGCATGTTCACGATCGACAACATCGACACGACACGCACGCTGTTTTTCGACGACGGCACCGCGCGTCGCATCGAGTTCACCATTGCCCTGACGCGCAACGACGATCTCGACATGCTCGGCATCGTGACCGACGCCATCAAGGGGGCGATCTCGCTATGAACCTGTCGGACATCCCTGGCGCTGACCTGGTGCAGAAGGTCGTGATCGCCGACGATCGCGTGCCGCGTGCGATCTATTCGATCACGCTCAACGGCAAGAACATAACGAAGAAGTTCGACGGCCGGCTGATCTCGCTGACGCTGCAGGACAACCGCGGCTTCGAAGCGGACCAGCTCGACATCAGCCTCGACGATTCTGACGGCGCCCTCGAGATCCCGAATCGCGGCGTCACGCTGAAGCTGGCGATCGGCTGGGCCGGCGCGGCGAACGGCCTGGTCGACAAAGGCGAATTCATGGTCGATGAGGTACGGCACACCGGCACGCCGGACGTGTTGACGATCCGCGCGCGCAGCGTCGATCTGCGCGCGGGCCTGTCGATCAAGAAGGAGCGCTCCTGGCATCGGCAGACGGTCGGCGCGATCGTGCGCGCGATCGCCAGCCAGAACAAGGTCGAGGCGCGCGTCAGCAAGGCGCTCGACGGGCAGCTCGTCGACCACATCGACCAGACGGCCGAGTCGGATGCCAATCTGCTGTCGCGCCTGGCGAAGATGTTTGACGCGATCGCCACCGTGAAGAACGGGCTGCTGCTCTTCATCAAGGCCGGCGAGGCAACCACGGCGAGCGGTAAGCCACTGCCGGCCGTCACGATCACGCGCGACGTCGGCGACCGTCACGACTTCGGCGTCGCCGATCGGGACACGTATTCCGGCGTGCAGGCGTTCTATCTGAACACGCGCACCGCGAAGAAGCAGTCGACCACCGTGAAGCGGCGCCGGCGTCGCACGACGGCGAAGAAGAAGCCGATCGACAAGAGCGGCGACGTGTTGTTCGGCACGGCCGAGAACGTGAAGACGTTGCGGCACACGTACGCGAACAAGGCGAACGCGACTCGCGCGGCGAAGGCGGAATGGGAGAAGTTGCAGCGCGGCGTTGCCGAGTTCAGCATTGTGCTGGCGCTCGGCCGCCCCGAGCTGATGACCGAATTACCTGTAACCGTGCGCGGTTACAAACGTGTCATTGATGATTGCAACTGGATCATTGCGCGCGTTACACATTCGATCGACGGTAACGGCGGATTTACATCGGACCTCGACCTAGAGGTCAAGGCGAACGAGGTGCCGGAGATCGACACCTCGGAGGCGGGCTGACGTTACGTCAGTAGCAGGTCGCGGATGTTCGATAGGCTCAACATCGCGCTCGTCACCTGCGCGAGCAGCGCCGCTCGCTCGCCGGCCGACAAATCGCGCACTGCGCGCGTCTCGCGGTTCCCGGCTACAGTGGAGCTGGCGCGCCCACATTGGGCGGCTATCGTCGCTTCGGTACAGCGTCGGATTACCCCGTCCTCGGCTGTTGCATTTCGGAATTGCGGCTCTTGCGGCTTGTTACTCACAACGGCTTCCTCTTCGGATATTTTGAGAGGCGCTACGACGTGAAACGGCATTCACGCGTGCTGTAACGCGGCCCCATTTTCGTGCTTTTTTCAGACAAATGGAATGAAGGAGAAAGCACCGTGAAAGTTAGGAAAACGCCTAACTTTCGCGGGCTTTCTCCCGCCTCTCGTCCCCCGCCTCTGCGACGCGCGCATTACGGCAACAACAACTACCGCTCGAATCATGGCTTCCCGGACGACTCCCCCTCGGCTCAACTGGAATCTGCTGCGCGCATACAGCGAGATCGCGCGCTATCGCAGCATTTCGGAAGCGGCGCAGGCAATGGGGGTGCAGCGGCCGACCGTCAGCGAGAAGATATCCGCGCTCGAGCGCGCCCTCGGTCGCGCGCTAATGGAACGCCGTTCTGGAAGTGATGGGTTTCGGCTTACCGAATTTGGAGCGCAGCTCCGCACTGTCGTTGCGCGGTTCGATCGCGAACTCGCTGCGTTGTGCGAACTGTCTCGTGAGGAATCGACCGGCATGACGACGGTCGACGTGTTGGGTGAAGTAGAAACCGCGATGGCGGCGCTCGAGCGCGCCGCAGAGACACTTCGTCAGTCCTGACCTTTCACACCGCTCTTACGCGGCGATCGCGCGCCCTTTGCGCGCTCTGCGTCTGCCTGTGCGTCTTTGAGCGCCTGCAGCGCCGCAGCATCCAATTTCGCCGCTCGGTTTTCAGCAAGACGCGGAAGCCGCTTCGCCGGCGCGCCCGAGATCGTCATCGTGCCCGCGAGCAGGAAGCCATTGATCGACGCCTGCACGGCCGTCCGACCGACGTCGTTCAACTGGCGAAACCCATCGAGCAGCTCGGCTTCGTCGTCCGGCATCGGCCCCCCCTGCGCACGCTCGCCGGTTACGACGTACAGCACGTCGACCCCGACCTTCGAAAGCGCCGCCAGGTAGTTCGCATCTGGCGATCGCGCGTCGGATTCGTAATTGAGCTGCGCCTGCTTACCGAGGCCGCCCAGTGCGGCGAACTCTGCCTGGCTCAGACCGATACGCATCCGCTCCTCCTTCAGCCGGCTTCCGATTGAAATCTCTGACATCTTGCGGTTTCGTTTTGATTACCTTACACTTCACCTATCCCTAGTGAAGCACTATCGAAATTGAGTATACCCGCCATGACTACCCACAAAGGCCCGCGGCGTGCGCCGCCGGGCGTCATGTCCAGCAAGACCGTTTCGCTGCGCCTCCTTCCCGCAGAGCGTGCCCAGCTCGAGCTGCTCGGCCGCGAAGAACGGCGCTCGCTGTCGAGCCTCGCGCGTCTCATCTATCTCGAAGGGCTCCCCCTCTACCTCGCCAAGATGTCCTCGTTTGAGGACACCACGGGCAATGTTTCCGCAAGCTGAACCCGAGGTGATAACCATGTACCCCGATCCCAAGCGCGTCCGCGAAAGACGCCTGATGGTGCGGTTCGACGATTACGAATACGCCCTGATCACTGCACTCGCCAACTACCAGGGCGAGCAAACCGCAACGCTGATTCGCCAGATGGTCCTGCGCGAAGCCGCCGAGGCTCTGTTGCCATCGAGCAATGTAGCCCACGAGCGCGGCTAAAGGCAGCAGCTCAGAAGCAGCCGATTCCATGCCCGAACTCGAAATCACATTCACCGAGCAGGACGCCGAACTGCTCGAGCGCGTGCGACAGCAGGAAGGTCTCGCGACGCTCCAGCAGGCGGCCGAATGGCTCGTGAAGCGACGACTGCGTCTCGGCACACGTCGCCTCACCGGACGAGACCGGGCTCTCTACGTCGTCCACAACAGCAGCCGTTCCTAACGCGGCAGTCTCCGACAGGAAGTCACGATGAAATTGAAGTGTCACCACTGCGGCAGCCGCGCCGTCATTCGAACCAGCCGCACGCTGTCCGCTCTCGTTCGCGAAGCGTATTGCCAGTGCACCAACATCGAATGCGCGACGACCTACAAGATCCACGTCGCGACCGTCCACACGATCGCGCCGAGCCTTAACCCGAATCCGCACGTGTACGTGCCGATCGGCAAGGTTGATCGGCTACCGACCGATTCGCGACAGCTCCCGCTGCTCGACGTCTAAGCCCTAACCCGCTGTTTCGCTGAACACCCATCGCGCCCGCTCTGCGGGCGTGAGGGACTCCTTTTGCCTGAAATTTCTTGGAGGCCGTATGCAAACGCTGATTCCCGCTCCGATCGCCGCGCTCGCTGAATCGCTGTCCTACGACGAACGCGTCGCCTACCTCACGAAGATCTCCGCCGCCGATGTGCGCGCCGACGTGTTCGTCGCCTCTGCCCGCGCCCTGGGTTTCGTCGTGTCGTGGGACCTCGCACGCGGTACGCCGGTGCTCGACTGGATGCACTGACACGATGCGCGCACCCCTCACTGACGCCGAGCTTCGCGAAGCCTGGGATGGCTTGCGCATCGTCGGCGACTTCGACACGGCTCCCCCGGCCACCCGCATCGTCTTCAAAAACGCCGCGCGCACTTGGCTGGATCGGAAAGCGGCTCCCGCCCCCCCGCCAATCGACGGGAAACGCCGTGCCGCAAACGACTTCGACTGATCTATCCGCGCCGGCCGCCGGCGCACTCACAAGGAACCACACCATGAAGCCCTACGTTTTCAGCATCGGCGTGCTGCTGATGCTTTCCTTGTCCCTCACCGGCATCTACTGCTTGGCCGCCGACGTACTGCGACTGTTCGACGTTCGTCACGCCCGTTCCATCGCGTTCGCGATCGGCGTCGTCGCGATGGTCGTCTTGGTCGCGGCGCTGGCCTGGTCCGTTCCGCCGCGAGGGTAATGCGATGAAAAAGACCTTCACCTTCGAGCTCGACACCGACCGTCTGCCGACTATCTCCGACGAGTACCTCGCCGCGTGCTGGTACACCGCGCAGTTTCTGCCCGTCGAACACGGCGACCGAGATGCCAGCGAAGCTGTCCGCGCGATCGGTGTCGAAATCATCCGGCGCTGGATGCGCAATCAGCCGATCCCGATGTTCAACATCCAGTCGGGCGACCACCTGCATAAGCAGATTGCCCGCTTCGCACGCTGGAACGGTGCTGAGTGGGTCGCGATCGACGCCGCCGAAGCGCAGCCAGCGACAACCATCGCGCAAGGAACAGGAGCGTGACGACCATGACGCACGAACTGACCATCCGTTATGAGCTGCTGACGTCGGCCGGCCTGCGCACCGTCGCCGGCGAACACGTCGTCATTCCGAACGACGCCGGCGCCACGTTCGGCATCCACACCGAGCCGCACCTGCACGACGGCCATCCGGAAAAGTGCGTCGTCACGCACCTGATATCGGGCATGCGGTTCGGCCACGGTGCGACGCGCACCGCTGCGCTCGCGAACGCGACGTCGAACGTGGATCGCAATCGCCGCCGACTGCGCGAGATCCTCGAGCAGGCAACGACCTCCCGTTACGCGCTGCAGCACGCCGTTCAACGCCTGCAGCAGAACCATCACGACATCCTCGGAGGCGCAGCAGCATGACGCGCACGACCACCCCTCACGACGCCGCGCTCGCGGCCTCCATCGCGGCCGCCGCAGACGCCCTTCGCTTCGATCACGAACCCGGCGGCCTGCAACGCGTCGCGGTGCTCGCGCTGTTCGTCAGCATCCTCGGCGATCGCCTGGCGCTCGCCTTCCCCGCGTCGGCCGGCGCGCTCCGCGCGCTCGTCGACAGCCCTGCGACCCCCGGAAACCCTGCCGCCCTCTCCCTGCATCAACAGCAACAGCAATAACGATGGCCTCGATCGACGAACTGAAACAACGCATCGACCTGCACGACCTCGCCGACCGGCTCGGGCTGAAACGCGGTCGCGGCGGCGACCGCGCTCTCTACCACTCGCCGCAGCACGACGACAAGAGCCCGTCCCTGTCGATCTACGTGAACCATCCGAAGCACGGCACCGGCTGGCGCGACCACAGCGCCGACGTGGGCGGCTCGTGTATCGACCTGGTCATTCACGCGCGCGGCGGCAGCGTTGCCGACGCCGTGCGCTACCTGCACGACGCGTATGGCATTCCGCTCGACCGGCCAGCGCCGGCCGAGCGCCGCGAGAAAACGACCGTCGAATACATCGCCGATCGGTGCTTCGCCGAACGCGACCAGGTGCGCGACTACCTCGCCGGCCGCGGCATTTCCGCCGCGGCGATCGACGCGGCGATCGGCGCCCGCTCGCTCGGCTTCAATACGTGGACCAGCTCGAAGGTCGCCGCCGGCGAAGTCGGCCACGCCGGCCCGGCCGCCGCGTTCATCGTGCGCGCACCGGGCGAGGCGCGCGTCGTCGCCGTCGACATGCGCTACATCGATCCGGCGCTCAACGGCGGCGTCAAGACGCAAACCCAAGGCGACAAGGCCGGCTACGGCTGGACCGCAGATCCTCGCCGGCTCGAGAAGGCGAAACGCGTGTTCATCGTCGAAAGCGCGATCAACGCGCTGTCGATCGACACCTGCGCGCTGCCTGGCGCGGCCGCGCTCGCGCTGCGTGGCTTGGCGAACGTCGACGCCATCGACTTCGCGTTCCTGCGCGGCAAGCAGGTCGTGATCTGCCTGGACAACGACGAGCCGTTCGCCGACGGCCACCCACGCGCCGGCCGCCGCCCTGGGCCGGAAGCCGCGTGGGCGCTCTACGAACGGCTCACGGCGCTGAACATCAGCGCCGTGCTCGTCGACCAGGCGAATTGGTTCGCCGACCTCGCGGACGGCGAGAAGGCCGTCAAGCCGATCAACGACGTGAACGACTACCTGCAACTGCGCGGCCCGGCTGATCTGTCGCGCGCGCTCGAGCAGCTCGAGCCGTGGCTCATCGCCGGCCTCGCCGGCGACGCCACGCGTCGCGGCCGGCCGCGCATCTTCCTGCCCTCGCACGACTTCGCGCAGTACTGGCGCTTCCGCGTGCGGCCCGACTTCACCAGCTACATCACGAAGATGGACAAGAACGAGGAAAGCGGCGTCGAGACGCCCGTCATGACGGATCTGTGCGGCTTCCGCATCGCCGGCATCAGCCGCGTGTCGGTCGCGAGCGCGACGTCGACGATGACAGGCGACGCCGACCAGGCGCCCACCGTCTATTTCGCCGTTTCGGTTCAGGCGCCGCGCCACGGCGCGCAGCTCGTGCGCCGCGTGATGCTCGACGACCAGCTCCACAACGTCGACCAGTGGGGCAAGTTCGGCCCGATCTGGGCGCCGGCGCCGTTCAAGCGCATGGTCAACATCCTCGAGCGCGGCGCCGACCTCGGCGCACGCCAGGCGGCGAACTTCGTCGGCCTCGCCTGGCGCGACGGCCGCCTGATCGTCAACGAAGGCCCGGACTGCTACTTCACCGAAGCCGACAAGCAGTGCCCGTATCACAACCTGACCTTCCCGACCGGGCCGGCCAGCGACGCGCGGCGCGTCATCACCGCGTACCAGGCGACGTTCAAACAAAACGCCGCGACGATTCCGCTCGTGTGGGCGCTCGGCGGCCACCTGAAGGCGCTGCTCGGTTTCTGGCCGCACATCACCATCCAGGCGAACAAGGGCGCCGGCAAGTCGACGCTCATCAAGCGGCTTGAACGCTCGCTCGCGTTCACGATGTTCTCCGGGCAGTCGCTGCAGACCGAGTTCCGGCTGCTGACCAGCATCAGCCACACCAGCCACCCGGTCGGATGGGAAGAGCTGTCCGCGCGCCGGCAGGACGTGATCGACAAGGCCGTCGGCCTGCTGCAGGAGAACTACCAGTACACCGTCACGCGACGCGGCACCGACATGACGGAATACCTGTTGTGCGCGCCCGTGATGCTGGCCGGCGAAGACGTGCCCGTGCGCAGCCTGCTCGGCAAGCTCGTGCGCACGACGCTGACCGGCAAGCGCGGCCCGCTGATGCCGGACGACCTGCCGCGCTTCCCGGTGCGCCCGTGGCTCGAATTCCTCGCCGGCCTGGACAAGCGCGCCGTGGCCGACCAGTACGCAACGCTGCGCGACAAGGCGCTGGCCAACTGCCGCGCGAGCGGCGAGGACGACGGCGCGAAGCGGATGGCCGGCAACTATGCGGCGGTCGCGCTCGCCTGGCGCTACCTGTGCGAGTTCGCCGGCATGGACCCGAGCGAAGGCGACTTCCCACGCGACCTGCTCGCCGAAATGAACGGCCACATCGCCGAAACGAGCGCCGATCGCGAGCCGTGGGTCTGGATCATGGAAACCGCGCTGTCGGAAATGGACTGCGGAAACTACAAGCACCCGTACACCTTCGACACCGTCGACGGGGAGTTCTGCCTGCTGATCAACACCGGGCACGTGATGGACCACATCGCCCACACGAGCGCGCTGCGCGACAAGTGGAATGGTCTGCCCGTGAAATCCGACCGCGTGTTCAAGCAGCAGCTCAAGCACGCCGGCGTCATCGTCGGCGACAAGGAGGTCGAGCGCCGCATCTACACGCGCCGCGTACGCTACCTCACACCGATCTCACTCGAGCGCCTGGCCGCGTTCGGCCTGCACGTGTCGATTCGAGAAGACCTGGCCACCGACGCATTGCAGGGGGCCGTAGCGTGACGCCCTCTCAGCCGATGCGGCCGCCGTGCGGCCGTACCCCTTCTCTCCTTCTTTCCGGCCGCGTAGCGGCCCTGTATTCGGGCTTCCGGTGCGTGCGCCGATGCGCGCAGCAATCGGCGCGCGTCGACACGCGGCCGCCGTGCTGTCCCGTTCCCCCCGTACCCCCCGCGAGTCGAAACGGCCGGGCAACTACGCCGCCTTTGAGGGAGAGGGGGCGCGCGGGCCGGTTTTTCCACAGGGAACGGGCAGGCAGTGCAAAAAACTCGGGGATTCCGGGCGTCTTCGCGCGTAAGTCATTGATTGTTGAGAAGACACCCGCCCCGCGTGGCCGCTCTTTTGCCCCTAGTTGCGTCGATTTTGCCCCTAGTCCGATTTTTGCGTCGGCCGCCGTCGCCCCTTTCTCTTCTCTCTCTAATTCATTGAAAAAGAAGAAGAAAGAATACGAAGAGAAGCGAGGAATCGGCTCGAACGCGATGCCCCGAGTCATGCCCGTTTTGCCCTCAATCCCGGATGCTGCCTATTTTTTAGGCCCCCAATTGGGAGGGGGTACCCCGTTTATTTGAGGGCAACTGAGGTCACAAAATAACCAAAAGAATCAGTTAGTTAGGGCCACATTTTGCGCAATCCCCCAATCCCTCAATTGCGCTGCGTGTGGTCCTCTTCCGTAATGAAAACCACCATGCAAGAATATTCACGTCGCGGCTCGCAGCGCGGCACCGGCGCGTACCTCGGCCGACAAGAACTGCGCGAACTGACCGGCACGCCACAACGCGCGCGCCAAATCCTCTGGCTCGCTCGCCAGGGTTGGCCGCATGTCGTCGACGTGCACGGCCGCGTGTTGGTTGCACGCGCTTACCACGACAAGCAAATGGGAATCATCGAATCGAAGCGCGCACCACAGCCCGCCACGCCCACATCGCTGAACCTCGGCGCAGTGTGATGGCAGGCAAGGCACAAACTCCCGGTGCAATTCCGCGCTTCCGTTCACGGAAGAACGCGGACGGCTCGCTGCGCTACTACTACGATCATGGCGAGGTGGACGGGCGGCGTATTCTCGAACCGCTCGGCACTGATCGCGTCGTCGCACTCCAACGCTGGGCAGAGTTAGAA